TGTTGCTGGGTCTAGAACAACACCACTGCTCATCAATGGAATGTATGGGCAGTAGAATGCGGCTGCATCTGATTCGCTAGAACCCTTATAACCGATAAGGATCTTTGCTGTGTCAGCGGCGTATGTGTTGACATAAATCTTCATTGCGCCGTTTAGCGTACCAACAAACTTGGTGTTTGTAGGTGCTTCAAATGTACCTTCTGTAGTACGTGCAAATGCGCTAGTAGTTGCAGACTGTAGAACAGTCAACATCTGTGGGCTAACAACAGCCCAGTTACCAGCACCGCGACGTGTACGTTGAGCGATACGGTTTGCAACTCTGTTGATTAGAACTGCCAATGCGGCATGCTCGTCACCAACGAATGTTGCTGTACCAGAAACAGCGGCTTGGTTAAAAGTCTCTTGGTTCTGTGAACCTGCTAGATTCAATAGAGAACCTAGAACTTCTTGGTCGATTTCAGCAGTGATTTCTTGAGCCAAAGCAGCCATGATTTCTGCTTCGATGTCAATACCTTGTTGGGCTTGTGCATCTTGAGCAGCCTCGAACGTCCAACGTGCAGACAATTTACGAGTTTTTGCTTCAACTGTTTGTTTCAAGATCTGAATGCTCATCTTGTTTCCAGCGGCACCTTCTAAGGATGCTGTGGCACCGGCCTTACCATTACTTGATGAACCGCCACCTGAATACTGTTCAGCAATTTTGAATGGGCTTAGAGCCTCTTCACCTGCTACAGTAGTCTGTGCGCTGTCTGATGTATTGGTCACAGCATCGCTGTAACGAACACGTAGGGTATGGATTTGACCAACTGGGCCAGTCATAGGCTGTACACCAACTAACTCGTTAGCAATAACGGTTGGCATGACGCGACGAATAACTGGTAGGATAACACGATTAAGTGTTGCAACGTTACCGGCAGAAGTGGATCCAGCAGTAGCAGATTCTGATAGATACTTACGAGTATTCTCGAGTGTAACTCCCATTACTGACTTCTTGGTTCCTGAAAGGCCTTCTAATAGTGCCTCTTTAGTTTCTTGCCAGCGGCTTTCTAGTAGTTCTGACATAATATCTCCTTATTTGATTCCAGCAAGACGGCGAATATTGATTACTTCCGCTTGACTGTTAGCACTACTAATGCTATGATTTTCTTTATTGCCTGTGATTTCTTTTGCCTCGACAAGTGCCTTCTTCTTCTCCGGTGTGCTACCTTGCAATACAGCAGGTAGATACTTGTCAAAACTACTACGTAGTTTTACAGTTTGCACACTTTCTAATAATTCAGACATAATTTCTTTCTGATCCTTGCTTAGAGGATTCAAAAGTTCGCTCATGACTTCTTTACGCTCTGCTACTGATTTGGCTTGAGAAACTTCTTTCTCTTTGCTTTCAACCAGTGCTTGCTTTTCTGAAATAACGTCACGTGCTTCTGCTAGTGCCTGTTCTTTTTCTGCGATTACTTTTAATAGTTTGCTTGTTTCTGATTTCTCATTCATCAAACTATTCTGATATTCAGAAGTAAATGCTTCAAAAATCTTACGACCGAAATCGTTTTGACGAGCAGAGTCAATATCTTCTTTAAGTTGATGGATCTCTTTGGTTAGACCTTCTGATACCACTGATTCAACTAGACCTGCTGCCTGTTTAATAAATTTACCTTTTAATACAGTAAATTGTTCTCTTGCTTCTTTTACTAGGCGTACTTTAGTTTCTGCCAAGTCTTTCTTATCTTCGTAGAAGTCTGCAATTTCTTTAGCCAGTGCTTCGACAACGAAATTCTCTAGTTTAGCAAAGTTCCCTGCCATGACTTTTTGGTCACCGTGAAGTTCTGTAACTTCTTTTGCAAGAGATTCAAGAACAAATTCATTTAATTTACTTGAGTGTTCACGTATTGCAACAGCATACTTGGCTTTAGCCTCTGCTAACTGTTTACGATCTTCGGTAAATTCTTGAATTTCTGAACTTAGACGATCCGATACCATTTGGTCAATGGCTTCGATCATCACTGATTTGTCGTGTTCGTACTTTTGTGCGAACTCTTCGCGTAGTTGCTGTGTAACTAGTTCACGGTTTTCTTGGATTTTTGAATTCCAAGCCGTTTCGATGTCTGCTCTGATTTCCTCGGAAACCACGTTGTTCTCGAATAATGATTTTAGCGCATCCAACATGTAATTTCTCCCTTGGTTACTGGAGCCTGCCTATTATTTTTAATAGGCTTTCCTTAATGTATTGCTGTGCCTTTTTGTCGCCTTGTACTTCCTGTGCTGTTAAAAATGCCTTGTAACCACCCCTGGAATTCATCAAATGCTCATATATAGGCGTTGGATATGCGCCCGGGGCCGACGGTTGTGCTACCACATCTACTGTGATAATTTCAAATTCTGATACTTCACCGGATCCGTCATCTTTGACGTTTCCGGATCCGCGACTACTGACACCTAGTTTTACACCGCTTTCTAACATAGTTTTAACTAGTTGTCCCATTGGCGTTGGTAAAACTTTCATCTTACCGTAGCCATTAGGACCTTCCATCCACATTTCTGTAATCATGTGGCTAACGCGGTCTAGATTAATTTTTAGGTCATCAGGATGATCCACTTCCCCGAGAACTGAGTAACCACCAGTGATCTGATCATTGAGCGTTTTGACAGCCCTGCTAATCTCGCTCACAGGATACACTCGCTGATTTTGATTAGTGATTCCACCTTGGATGAAAATGCCTTTCATGTAAAGGTTCTTTCCATCCGTGCCCTCGCTTTCAACCACCATACGTGCTTGGTCAAAACTTAGGTTTTCTCGAAGATATAGGCTCATCTATAGATCCTCTATTACTTGCCTACAATGCTCTTGGTATTGACGCCATTGTCGCCGCTACCTTTCTTTTCAGCGCCATGACCCTTTGTTGGGTGCATTTTTGTCGCTGTTTTTGAACCTGGAACATTAACATTTCCAGTATTCAAATCCTTTGTTGCTGGATTAGCCAATCCGCCTTGTGTACCGCCTTTGTTGCTTTCGCCACCTTTTGCGATATTAGCAGTTGTTCCAGTATTACCTAGTGGATTCTTACCTGCTACTGTGGATTTGTTACCAACACCGTTGTCACCCATTTTTGCTGGTGCAACTTTTTCTACGTATTCACGCATACTTTCTTTAGCAAATGGATTCTCTTCGTCGTCGCTTTCTTCGTCGTCGCCTTCTTCCTCTTCACCATCATCTTCAGCACCTTCTTCATCATCCATGCTGTCCATGTCGTCAGAGTTTCCACCCATCTTTGCTTCAAATTCTGCTCTTAGTTCGTCTAGTGCATCCTTGATGTCCATTACGTCATCTTTAGTTGCTGGAGCGTCACCTTCTTCGTCGCCCATAGACATTTCATCGTCCATGCCGCCGTCCATGCCGCCATCTGTAACAGCATCAATCATTGAATCGGCTTGATCTCCACCTACTGCTTCTAGATCAAAGTTTTCTTCGACGTCTTCTTCTACATCTTCTTCTACGTCGTCTTCTGTTGTTTCATCTACTTGAAAGTCATCGTCAAGTAGGTTTTCGTAAATTTCGCGAGATTTTGCCACTACTAAATCGTGGAAAACTTCCTCGGCTTTTGATTGTTCACCGTTAATTAGGTGTTCGAGCATCTGCTCGAAACGTGTGCGATCAGTCATGTTAATCCTCCTGTGTAAGTTGCAAGGCTGTCGATGTATTTAATTCTCACTGACAAAAACCGGTAGATATCGGTGTAAAATCGTCAATTTAAATAATTTATTTGTTTAACAAATGCGTTATAGTCAATATTGGTTAGATTACCTGTTTTAAAGTTAGGATCAAATGTGTCTGCAGATCCTACTCTAAAATATTTTGTACCAGCAAATTCTTTTAATACTGCTTCTGTTTGTCTAAGCCAGTTACCGTAAAACGTTGCTGGCTCATGTGTTTTTTTATAGTTAGGTGTGCCTGAGTAGATGTTGTTAACTTTTTTATTTCCTTCTAAACCTTGATAGTCAAAGCCTAGAATGTATATTTCATCGTAGCCATGTGTACTGGCTAACCATAGTGCTGTAGGTCCTGAACTCCATCCTTTACTGGGTTGAAACACATTCAATTTGGGAGTATTTTTAAATCTATTATTGAAATTAGTGTATACTTGTACCGTGTCCAGCACATTGTTTTCCACTAATTCTAGAACCATTTTTACATCCACTGCTATTAAATGATCGGGCAAAAAGTCTCTGTACAGTGCATTACATCCGTAAACTGTACCATATTCTTTTAACTTTTCACAATTGATTGTTAGGCGACTGCGTCCGTTGCCCAGTACAAAAGCACGTTTCATTTAAAATTTAAATTGCTTCTGCTGGAGGTGCCGCATACATACGGGCTATAAAGTCCATTTCTGCCTGCGTTTCTTTGATATGTAGATCTGATGCTCTTCTTAGTTCATTGATTTGACCTAAGGACAATCGTGTTTTCCTTGTATCTTGACTATCTAATACATCAGTGTCGCGATAAGTCATGAAACGATCATCCTGCTCGGGTTCGGCAGTTTCGCGATTAAAATAAAACAGTTCTCGTAAAATCATATCAATATTTATGCTTGTGCAGTAGGATCAGGAGTGGCGCCGTCTTCCGCTGGAGGTGCCATGTCTGCTGGCGCTTCTTCTGTGCCTGCGGCCGCACCAGCATCTTGATCTATACTTGTTGGGCTAACACCTGCTGTACGAAGTTCTCCAGCAGAGTCTGCTGTAGGTGTACCTTCACCGTTTTCTTCTTTCCACATTTTTTCGTTTTCCATTAGGTCTTCGTCAGTCATGCCTAAGAAACGTTTTAGTGCAAATCGTTTGCTGACAAACGGCAGTGCTGCCATTTGTGTAAATGTACTGATACGTTGATTATCTAATTCTGCTTGACGATATGCGGCAAAGTTTTGTGGACTTTGGAACATCAAATCAAACAAACTGAAGTCAATGTTTACACCTTTGTTGTGCAAATACAGTTTAAATTCTGTATTGAATGTTTCCATCATAGCACCCTGCAAGCGTTCGCAGTACTTATTGAATCTTAATTCTTGAATAAATGCAGTGCCTACGCGGCCATCATTGTACTGTGCTTGGCTGTCATCCGCACCAGTAGGTAGATATGAACTTGGAATACGCAAGGCACGCATTAACTTGTTGGTAAAATAACGCAAGTCGTCAATTTCACCTAAATTTGTACCGCCTGGTAATGTATCAACTTTACTGCCACGACCTTCTGCTGTCTGTGGAAAGAAGTAATCTTCGTTGATCCTCAATGGATTGTAACTGCTGTCAATGGCACTACCACCGCCAGTGCTACTAGGAATACGTCTTTGATGTATTTCGTTTTTGACACGCTCAACAAAACTCATGGCCAAGTGACTTGGCATGTTACCTACATCAATGTAGAAAATTCTACGCTCTGGAGCACGTTGGATACGATAGATAATAATAGCATCTTCAAGCAATTCTTTTTGCTTGTAGACTTTAAATACTGATTCAAGTAGACTATTACCAAATGGGTAGTTGTTGTCTAGTCCTTCTGATAAAGAAATATGTACAACGTGTTTGGCATCAATGGCATATTCGTTTTGACTTGTGCTGAAACGTGAACCACTTTGTTGCGGGTATGCACCAGTCATACCTCTTGCGCCACTGCCACCTTGTACATAGGCAGCGCCGCCAGGTTGTTGATTTTGATTGTTAGGACTAATCTGTGTTACAACAAGATCTTGAAAGTTTACGTTGATGTCGCGCACAACATATTGTTCAGGTTTTTTACCTTCGCTTTCATTGACAATAATTTTAACAACTTTGCTGGGATCAACATAAAACCATTTCTGTGTTTCAGGATCTCGGATAAAAAATCCGTCGCCGTATTTGAACAAATTACGTGCAATACGAAACATTCTGTTGTTTAGTTGCTGTAGTTTAGTCCACTGTTGCAAGTACTCTTTGAGAATTTTGATTTCTGAATTAGTAGGACGACCTTTGAACTTTAATGTAAAAGGTGTACCGTTTTCTTTGTTCTTTTGTGTGGTAAATTCTGCAAGAATGTCCAAGGCAGCATTGACTTCACTGTCCCAGTCCATGGTATCATACTGCATGTAACGCTCAACACGATTGGGACTACCAGTGTATACATCAGGAAGATAACTGCTGTAGTTTGTTTTTGCAGGACCTGCACGGCCACCAACACCCGAAATTGGGCTTACATTGCTTGATTGTGTGTTAACTGGGGAAAAGTATTTTTTCCAACTCATTCAGAATCCTCGATTGTGTTCACAAATTATGTTATTGATTTGCCTCGGAGTTTTCTAGTATTAGAATCTGTCTCTTTGGTGTTTGTCAATATTCCATTGGCAGCAGTATTTAACCTATCTAACTTGTCACCGATGCTTTCTAGAGCCGCTCTTTCAGTTGTACGATCCAATTCTTCGAATCGTTTCTTAAAAAGACTAAATCCTTCGTTAAATATTTTAAATTCGCCACTTAATGAATTGATGCCTTTGGTTATTTTACTCAATCCTGTTTCATCTAAATTTTTAAAAGAAGTAGTTAATGCATTAACTTCTCCTCTTAGTAATCTCATCTTTCCAGTACTAATTTCAATGTTCTTATTGGCAGTTTCTGGTATTATTAATTTGTTATAGTCTAACTTGTCCAGGGCCAAAGTCAATTCTTTTATCTGTACTATTGATGCGGCTCGCATCTTCATAGCCTCTTTGGAAGTTGCATCTTCTGGTAGATATGGAAGTGCAGTGTCAGGAGCAGGTGCCGAAGCAGGTGCCGCAGCCTGGCCAGGAGTTTTTTTGGCATATGCGGCTGGATCTTTGTTGTATTCAGCAAGATCGGGTTTATCCCAAGGTCTACCAGTGGATGGATTTATTTCCATACCTTTGTAAGGACCTTCTTGCGGGAATGGATAGTCTTGACCAGCATTTCCTGACATGGTCAGTAAGGTTAAAGGAACAGATAATCTGGCGCCAGCGCCTAACACGTTTCTTGGATTTATTGGAAGTTTTCCACTTCTTCCGGGTGTCTTACCGCCGGGTTTGTTTCGGTCTGGGCCATCAGGTATATCAATATCTGGGCCGCCATTCATATTCCTCATAATAGCACGGGCCAAGGCCATTTGTACTATTGTCGATCCGAACAGTGCTAAAAATCCTGCACCTAATGCTGCATACGTCCACGGGCTGGTAAACATTTCAGATAATATTGCTTTGAATGCTGGAGCGACTAATTCTCCTAACTTTTTAAAAGCAAAATTCAATGCGGCAGCAACTCCTCCAGGACCGTTGAGTATGGCTACAAACTGTTCTAAAAATCTAGTAAGAGCAGGTATTACTTTTTGAATGTTATCAGCAACTAATTTAAACACTGGCATTAATGCCTTTAACAGTTGTTCTCGTAGGGCCATTAATTGTTTGTCAAGATTTAACATGTTTTTACTTGTGTCTTTTAATGCTTTGCCTTGAGCAACTTGGGCGGCGGCCGCTTCTTGACCAAATTTGTCAAGTCCTATCATAGTGGACGCGGCTAGGCCAGTTTTGCTATTTAGATTTAACATTTGTCCAGTAGTGACACCGGTTGTTTCCATCAATTTACCCATTCTTATGGACTCTTCTCTAATAACTTTATTGGCTTCTTCTTGAGATACTGTGCCTTTCCTTAATTGCATTGACAGTTTCACCAATGCAGGAGAATTCCTTGCTATGTCCATGGCCAAGTCATTGCTGGCACTAGGTACACCGTTGTTCAGCATTAAATCGGCCATAGCGTCTGCATAATCTTTGCCTACCTCAGGAACCTTACTCAGTGCTGCCATGAACGATTGTGTTTCTTTTCCCATTGAGCCGAGTTGTCGATAAAATAATTTTAATCGCTTATCCGACATTTGTTCAGCCAACGCTTTTTGGGCTTCTTGGCGAGTCATACCATGCACACGGGACAGCATATCTAACTGTAACAAATGTTCTTTAGTGCTTTCATTTAATTCATTCTGGTTCATGTTTTGAGCACGACCAAGACGAGTCTGCATTGCAAGATACCCTGCGGTCAAGTCAGCAGTTTCTTCCATGCTGAATCCTAATCTTGCTAAACCTTGTTGAAATGGTCCTTGTAGACTTTTGTTAACCGCAGTAAAAATTTTAGCACCAGCAGTGGTATTTCCACCTAGTTGTGCCAGTGCTGAACTGTTTTCAGTAATGGCTTTTACAAACACTTCTAATGGCAACCCGGCACGAGCAGCCATGTCTCTCATAGTGTTAATACCACTGCCAAAATCTGCACCAACTGTACTTAATTTCCTGAACATGTCTATCTGTTCCTGCATGGCTTTGCCCACAGCACCAATAATTGGCCCAATTATTGGGATGCCGCTAAGTGCATCAGTAAAATCAGTAACTTTAGGTGTTGCAGAACTGAACGCAAAGTTAAGAGTTTTGCCTATGACATTCCCAATGCTGTTTAAGACGCCGACTACGTCTCTAAGACCATCCATGAATTTTTTTCGTTTTTCTTTTTCTTCTTCTATGCGTTTGTTAAGTTGATCTCTGCGTTCTATTTCCTCGGCTATGGATTTTCGATTTTTGTTATTTTGTTCAAGATTTTTTTGTTGTTCTTTAGTTGTACGTTTTAGTGCTTCTTCATATGCTCTTTGTATTTTGGCTGCTTCACTTTTATTTGAATTAGTGGCCAAAGTGGCTTGAAGCAACGCATACAGTGTTGCTTCAGTTGCGGCATTTTCTAACAAAATCGGTTGCCCGCCTAATTCACCAGTGACTTCAGCCATAATAATTTTTCACCCAAAATATGCGCATATAAATACTATGCGCTATTTTATTTATCGGAGTTAAAAATCGTGGAAAATATCAGACAAAATCCTTTGCACAAGTATTTTAGACAACCTAAAATATATCTTAGATTGCCTAGTTCAGGAAATTTCTATCCTGAAGGAGCATTGGAGAAAACAGAAAACGGAGAATACCCTGTGTACTCTATGACTGCAAAAGATGAAATTGTAATGAAAACACCTGATGCGTTAATGAACGGTCAGGCAACTGTAGATATAATCCAAAGTTGTATACCCAATATTAAAGATGCTTGGAAAGTTCCTAGCATTGATCTTGATGCTATACTGGTAGCAATACGTATTGCTACCTACGGAGAGATGTTGGATGTCAATGCCATGATTCCAGGCTTAGACGAAGAGCGCACCTACGAAACTGATTTAAGATTAGTATTGGATAAACTGATTAATTCTACATTTGACACTGTTTGTAAAATCGATGATACGTTTGAAGTTAGAATACGTCCGTTAAACTATGCAGAGTTTACTAAAAATTCTACTCGTAGTTTAGAAGAGCAACGTATAATTCAAATTGTTAACGATGACAAGTTAGACGATGCAGACAAACTTGAAAAGTTTGCTGTGAGTTTTAGAAAATTAACAGAAATTACTATCAACATGGTGAGTTCCGGTATTATGTCTGTGATTACACCCGAAGGTACAGTAGATGATCCTGCGTTTATTCAAGAATTTGTCAACAATGCAGACAAAGATATACTAAAAAGTATCATTGCGCACTTAGACGAGCAAAAAAAGAAATTCAACATTGAACCTTTTAAAGTACGTTCTTCTCCAGAAGAAATCGAAAAGGGTGCGGCAGCAGAATTTGAAGTACCTATTACATTGGACAGTTCAAATTTTTTCGCGTAAGGCTCCTTAGCCTTAGTCTGAATGAAGCACTAGACATGATTAAGGGGCTTGATAATCAAGTTAAAGAAATCAAAAACGAGATATTCAGGCTGTGTTGGTACATGCGCGGTAGTGTGACCATTGATGAAGGGTTTGCCTTGACATATGATGACAGAGTCATCATCTCAGACATCATTAAAGACAATTTAGAAACTACTAAAAAAACACAGATGCCGTTCTTTTAAACGGCCACTGCTACTCGTCTACGGCCTCGTCGCGGCGCAGAAACTTTAACGCTGGATTGAGGAGCAGGTGCAGCCGCTGGTTTTGGATTAGCCATTTGATTCTGTGCATTAGCCGCTGCCGCTTTCTGTTTTTCAGCCCTTATCTGTGCAGGTGTTTGTGCAACAGGTGTTGATGGCGCAGGATTGGCTTTCATTTGTGCCTGTGCCGCATTTGCAGCCTGTGCTTGTTTAGTTGCACGAATTTGTGCAGGAGTCATATTGCTGGTATTAACAGGTGCAGTAGTTGTTGCGGCAGTTTTAGAGGCCGCGGCAGGATTTTGCAATGCTGTTTGCGCAGCCAAAACAATCTTCTTAAGATCTTTCTTATTCATCTGCGGAATAACTTGTAACAATGCAGGAATATTAAATGGCTGATTTGACGGATTTGTAGGTGTTTGTGTATTAGGTGCTTGTGCGCCAGGAGTTGACTGTTGTGCTTGATTAGGCTGAGTTGACTGTGGTGCAGTCTGTGTCGCAGTATTACCACCAGCACCTGCTGTGGAGGCTACAGCGCCTCCAGCACCACCAGAACCTTTAATATATTCTTGTGCAGTTTTATTAAGAATAGCAAACACTGAATCTTTGTCAGCACTGCCAGTGAGGTTAGGCGGTACATTTTGTGTAGGAATGCCGTTCTTCAACATAAAGTCTTTGAGATCACCGAGTGTTGCTTCGGCTTCAGGACGACCAGCAGTTCTCAAATATCTTTGATATTCTTTATAATAACGATTAGCAAATTGTCCAACATCTGCTTTACTGTCTAATTGCCCAGCCCATGTCTTTAATCCAGCGGCACTTAATGCGGCTGCACCAATACGCTTCGCGGCTTGTCCTAGCATACCAGCAGGCCCTTCAGCAATCTGTTTATTTTCAGAAAGAATTTCTATCGCTTTCATTCACTTCTATCCTTAAGATACAATATTTAGTATCAATATAGATGAACTACGTTCATCTGTTCTTCGCTTGCGCTCGAACTATTCGACTTCTTTTATTAATTATAGGAATTTATTAAGTGCGAAGCACATTAAATATTATCTAGATTGTGTAGTCACACTTCGCCCTGGCGGGCAAAGTTATTTTGAACATTATCTGAGTTGAGCAGTTCACTTAGCGTTGGCACTATAGTATTTCTACTTGCTTAGGCGGTCATCCGGTACCTAATCGTGCTGTCTTATATGACGGCGGTATACAAACATACGCTAACATGCGTGTATACGTGGGGCGTATTTCCCCTCTTTTAGCCTTTTATAATTGTCTTAAACAGCAAAACCGGTTGTATGTAGGCATATCCGATCTACGTCCTGTTAAGGATAGTTGCTGAGTACTGTTGCGGCACAGATTTCCGTCCCTGAGACCCGAGGTCCAGTTGTTCTTAGACACTTGATATAAGCCAGTGCAAGCCAAAAACCGCTTTATTTTGCCTTAGATTGTTCTAACAGCCGTTGCCTAAGTATGTTTGAACCGCCTACTCTAACGTTGATAATACCGTTATAGTAGTCATCGCTTTCCAGTACTCTGCGTTCAAACTGTTCTCTTGCCTCCAGATATGACATTTCTGCCTTGGACATGCAAAGATATAGTATTTCTCTTGTGAAATTTTCCGGACCTAGTGCGTGGACATCTGCATTGAGCCTATCAGATGAACCATAGTAGTCGCGCCAATCGCTTTCTACTACACTTCTTCTTTTAAGTTTTTTGCCTTTGAGTGGTGGTTTGGTGCGTTTAAACTGTGCTAGTTTTTTGCCTATGTATTTTTGTCCGGTTTGTAGATTCGTAATAAGATACACAAAGCCAATATAGCCTTCTGGAATCTCTTCTACAGGTTGATTTTGATACGTCCACAGCACAATGTTAATTAGTGTTTGTGTCGTCCTTAGCCTGTTCTTTTTGGCGTTGCCTGTCTATTTTTCGTTGCCTGCGTTCGCTGGGTTCTGTGGGCTCAATACCCAACATAGGATTCCCGTGCATTTTAATTCTTGTTTCTTGTATTTCTCTGCGCCTGTGTTTAATTAGTGGTGAAATGTCGTTGAGAGCCGCACGAGCATCTCTGGCACTTTGAATATATCCAAAGTTTTCAAATTTCTCGTTGGCTGTACAGTATCTAATAAATGCCTTGACAATTTTGTCATGCAAACTATCTTCTATTTCGTCACTCATGAATTTCTATGTCGTTGCTATAACTAGTAAAACCGTTTTCTTTAATAACTCTTAATACATTGTTTACTCTACCAATCAATTCATCTCTGTGACTGATCAAGTAAATGTTTTTATGTCGTTCACGACCCATCTTTTTCAATATACCTAGACTGCCTTCAACACCGGCAGCATCCATTCCACTGTCGATAAGTTCGTCAATGAATAACAAGTTAATATTTTGATATAAACTTTCCCATACATCACGGAAACTCCATGACAATCCAAGTATTAGTCTATTACGTTCACCACGACTCAAATTATCAAAGTCTAGATCCTGGCCCAACTGTGTAATTTCAACACTCAAGTCGTTTTGGAATACTACGCTGTGCGGAAGACCGACCTTGTCAAGATAGTAGGTTAATCTGTTGTTAAGATAAGCAAGATTCTGATCAATGATTTTCTTACGAATAAACGAATCTTTGTTAGTCAACAGTTTTAATAAAAATTCTTGATGGTCTTTCATCAAAGTTAAACTATTAACGGAGTCCCACGAAACATCTTGCAGTGCAGTATTCTCTAAATCTTCTATTTGTTCTTGATAGGTATCAAGTTCATTGCGTTTATTTTCTAACTGAGTACCTAGATTTTCTAAATTACTGCGATGGTTGTATGCTTCGTCCAATGTGTCATAGAAAGACACAGGGCGCCCGTTGATATCTCCAATACCATCCAGTTCTTTTATTACAACTTCTAATTTTCCAGCAACATCGGACATGTATATATCTGCTTCAAGTAAATTCTTTTCAGCAGACTTAATCATTTCTTCATGCTTGTGGTCGTGCAGGTCTTGCTCACAGGCAGGGCATTTGTTATCTGCTAATTTTGTAATTTCTTTTTCATATTTTTTAACAGTCTTATCTGCCTGCATCAGCGCAGTTTCTAAAGTAGCACGTTCTTTGTTAAGACTTTTAATTTTAGCCGCGTGGTCGTCATAGGTTTTTAAAAGAGCATGTTGATTAATTTCATGCTCAATGTCTACACCAGCAAGTTCGTCGATGGCTTTTTGAATTTTTGTAATATCTGTTTCTTTATTTTTCTGCCATGCACTTTGCTTCAACTTTAAACTGTTGATACTTTCCTGAATTCTATCATTGCTTTTCTTTACAGCATCGATTTTAGCACTTTCTTGTAGAATGTCGTCTTTGCTGATTCTAATCTGTTCCTTGAGCATTTCTGCTTTTTCACTGAGCAGAGTAATGCCTAGTAGTTGTTCAATGATGGCACGTTGGTCATTGGCCTTCATTGAAAGAAACGGTTCAGTATAGGTGTTTAAGGCAACAATGTGTTTGAACATGTCGTGACTCATACCAAACAGTTCGTCGATGTCTTTTTGTGTTTCTCTACTATCGCCCTGTCCTTCATCGTCGACATCTTGATCGTCAATTACTTGATCGTCGATATAGAATTTAAGCACATTTGGCTTACGTCCACGTTCGATGCGATAAAGTTTTCCATCTTTTTCAAATTCAACAGTGACCAACATGTTTTTACCGTTGATCTTATTGATCAAATTGTCTTTTTTAATGTTTGTAAGTGCTTGGCCAAACAATGCATAACTCAGCGCATTGACAATAGTGGTCTTGCCAGTGCCGTTACGACTTCCGCTGTCATCTCCGCCCTGGTCTAGATTCTCACCCAGCACTAACGTCAACTGCTCTGTGCAGAAATTAACCGCTTGTGTGGCATTTCCCACACTCATGAAGTTTTTTACAGTTAAATCTTTTAATTTTATCATCTGTTATAGGTTATTATAGATTGCAAGCAACACTTTGGAATCGTAGTTGTCGCTTTGAATGTTGGCGATTTGATTGCTGACAATTTGATCCACACTTTCAAAATGTTCAACATCGATGTCGTTGTTGATTTCCACTTCCTTCTTTTCAGGAATAAGTGTAAGTTCACGCAGATCACCGTTTGCTAAAAATGTTTCTTTGATGTAACTGGCTTCTTCGTAACTGATGTCAATGTCGATGCCTACTCTTAGATAAGTTTTGCTTTTGATAAGGTCATCGCCTTCGTCGATTAGTTGACTCAGTTTGACAGTTTTAAACTTAGGTGCATCGGGCCAAACTTTATACTGCGGCTTTCCACCGTGTTCTAAAATCATCATACCACGGTCATCGTCCCATGCATCTGCATAGTTATGTGGAAATGCATTACCAATGTAAACAATGTTCTGCTTGGCTTGACGTTTGTGAAAGTGTCCGCTGAATACATACTCGGGATTTTTAAAGTTACTGGCCTGTAGTTCGCCGTGATCTGGCATCTGTACCATGGCGTTCATCATAAACAATGGAAGTTCAAAGTGTCCAAAAACATATCGACTCTTTAACTTCTCCATCTTTTTCCATTCTTCGCCTATTAACCAAGGCACCATAGTTGTATCTCCTATGGTGGTAATCTCATTTACAATGGTAACTCCGGGAATGTGACGTCCCCAGTCTACCGAATGTACATCACGCTTGTCTTTGTAATACAAGTCGTGATTACCTGGAAAGAAATAGAACTGATCAAAGGCTTTGCCTAGTTTTTCCAATGCTTTAACACTGGAAACCATAGTTAGCATGTTGAGACTGTTACGATTATGATGCCAATCGCCTAGGAAGATGCCAGTGTCACAGCCATCTTTCTTTGCTTCAGCAATGAACCAGTCTACAAAATCTTCGCAGTCTTGATTATGTGTGGAACTATTTGATTTTAACCCAAAATGGATATCTGTAAAGGCAGCAATTTTTTTAAACATAAGTCCTAGTAGTGTAGCAAAAATTTAAAGTAATGTCAATCCTCAGCGGGTGTTTCGACTGAAGCATCGACTTCTCGTTTCATAGCATTTGAATATTCGTGGTTAACCATTCTAGTATTACTAGGGTTCATGCCGTTCATTTCAAGGATGTCGTCTCGGATGTTTTGCATTTTCTTTTCAATATTGATGACACGCACGAACGAGTTAGTAACTGCGGCGGTAAAATATGCAAACGGGTTATCACTTTTTGACTCATCGAATTGTAATCCAATTTGTGTAAGTTGAAGAATTGCCTGACCTTTCATTTCTTCATTGTAAGTATATCCGCGGACGTTGCCTCGAGTAGCGTAACGTTCACAAAGTTTAATATACATACGGGCCAACGTGTTGGTGATCTGTCCGTGCTCTTTGCTGAACTTACCAGTTTTTACACCACCTGTCCAGTGACTTTTACCTACACATTCTAAGTTATCGTTTTCGTCAAACTTCCAATGTTGGAATGCCGGAAAGTTTACCTTTGCCTTGGCATCTGCCGCACTTTTAACACTCTTTTTTCTTCCTGGTTCGTCAGGAATATGCTCGTAGGTCATGATCCTAAAAACTACATCTGTTTTCTCGATCTTTTTATAATCGACTTCGAACTCTGCAAGTTTGACCTTTGGGTCAACAGCCTTGGCTGCTTCAAAGGCCTGCTGGGACAAACGCTTTGCTCGAACACGTTTGGCTTCTGCCACTGTGCGTATGTTGATTTTTTCAATACTTGGCAAGATTAAATCGTATTGATGGTATTCTTGTTTAGTAAAACTTGAATACGAATTTTTACTTTTGTGTATTTCTGCCAATAAATCTTTGTTGTTTAAGTAGTTAACTTTTTTCATTTTTATTGTGGAACTCCTCTATGCTATAATAAACTCAGTAGATAATAAAGTCAATAAATATATGTAACGGAGATAGCCAAACATGACACAGGGTATTAATAAATTTTTAGAAGGTGCTGATAATTTCGGTACCAGCATCGGCGGCAACCTGGGCGGTCTTGTTAAGTCGGGGGTAGGACTTGTACAAGGAGCCAGAAAGTTATTTGGCGCCCCAGGCAGTAGCACAGTGGCTCCAGGTGCAGAAGGAGACGGTGTCTACGGTCAAGGTCAAGCCAAATTTGTATCAAATGGTCCTAAAGACTGGCGGGTACGATTAAGTTTACCCCCAATAGACAGTTTATTTGATCTTCAACTAGGTGGACAAAGTTATGGAACTTACCAAGGTCCTATATTAGGTCCGCTTATAAACAGTAACGGCTTTATTTTTCCTTATACACCTTCAGTAACTTTAACACATTCAGCAAACTATTCTTCAATGGATCCTATACATAATAATTATCCGTTTGCAGCCTATGAAAACAGTAAACTAGATAAAATTACCATTGTAGGAGATTTTTACTGTGAAACTTCTTTTGATGCGGCATACTGGATCGCTGGTGTACATTTTTTTAGAACTATGACTAAAATGTTTTTTGGTGAAGGTGCGTATTCAGGGTCACCCCCTCCGATCATTAAGTTAAGCGGTTACGGGGACTTTGTTTTTAATCAAGTACCAGTAGCAGTTACACAGTTTTCAGTGGAAATGCCCAAGGACGTCGATTATATTCCTACTAGTTTTCTAGTACCAACCGAGTTAAAATCAGGCACTGGGGTAGGTTATGTTCCTGTAAAAAGTGTTTTTACAGTGACGTTGTTGCCTATGTACAGCAGGGAATCTGTTAGAAAGTTTAATTTAAGTGATTTTGCTGGTGGAAAATACCTAAATCCAACTGATGGAAAAGGATTCATCTAATGTCTGCACAATACCCTAACACTAGTCCATGGGCCAAGACTAATCTAAGTCCAAGTTTATTAGGATATTTTAATATTAGACCTGTGGCCGCACAGGACGATGATATCCTTTATGTGATCGAACCTCAGTTTAATTACAGACCAGATTTATTGGCCAATTATCTCTACGGCACTCCAAAGTTATGGTGGGTGTTTGCACAGCGAAACATGGACGAAATTAGAGATCCTATTTTTGATTTTAGATCGGGCATAGAAATATTTCTTCCTAAAAAAAGCGGACTATTTAAATTGTTAGGATTGTAACAAATGGCCACAGCACAACAGGCTATGGGAGCCGAGAATTACGAAAAGTTTCGTAATTTTATAAAAACAAAAGAAAGCGGCGGCAATTATGCTAGTCTTCAGAATGTTAATTTAAAAGACAAAGCAGGTAATGTCATTGCTAGGAATGTTGACGCTGGCTACAGAGGTGCATATCAAATAGGTGCCGAATATGCACAAGGTCAAGGGTTGATCAAATCAGGTATAGAAACAGATTATCGTAAGTTAGGCAGCAATCCGATTGAAAAAGCCGCCAATCACAAAGCCTTGATGGACAACGATAATAACTGGAATAACCCTCCAGGTAGTGTAAAAAACTTTTTAGCAAGTCCAAAAATTCAGGATCAAGCATTCGATAAAGGTACGCAAAAAAACTACCAACAACTGGTGGCTGAAGGTCTGATAACACCAAATACTCCTCCAGATCAAGTAGCAGGAATCCTTGCCGCATCTCATGCCGCAGGCGTAAAAGGATACAAAGAATTTTTAGCAGATCCAACTAAAGCAGATGGCGCAGGCACTCGAGTATCTACATATCTAACCGGAGCCCAAGCCGCTGTTAACGGAAAAGCACCACCACCTTCAGGAAATGCAGCCAAACAAAACGGCAAGCCTGCAGAAGATAAACCTCCAACAGATCCAAAAGTATTGAATGGCACTAACAGATCGTTACAGGAAACTAGAATCGGCAACACAGTTTACATAGGTGGCACGGCTAAAAAGAAACCACCGATCCCTCTGCCATTCCCTAATGTGTTGTCATCATTTTCCAGTCATAATGCCATCATAACACTGAGTTGCATCAGCCGCACCATGCATAGTAATCCTAAACAGTCTTATAAAAACGGAAACATTGGAACTGTAGTTTTACGTAGTTCAGGAGCCGGAGATCTAGCAGGCCAGACGGCAATAACGACAAAAGAAAATCCAACAGGAAAATATGACTTTGGCATCAACAACGTTGAAATAAATTCACAGATAACGTATAACCGTGAAACACAAGCATCAAATGCTTATACTATAAGTTTTGATGTTCTTGAACCTTATAGCATGGGACTGTTTATGCAGGTCTGCCAGAACGCGGCCCAAAGCCAAGGGTGGTCCAGTTATTTAGGTGATACAACATTTTTATTAACTTTTGAATTTATAGGCTATGACGCCGACGGAACTCCTACAAGAATACCAAACACCACCCGCCATATTCCACTCGCGTTTACAACTATGGCAATGACCGCAACTGGCGGCGGATCTGTTTATAGAGTAACGGCCCGTCCCAGCAACGAAACGGTTTTCTTAAATAATTTTAAATTATTTGAACATGACATTTCTGTTGAAGGATCGACAGTTCAAGAAGCGTTGCAATCGGGCGAGCGCAGTTTGCAGACTATTGTTAATAAAAGACTGCAAGAATATGCATCTAAAAATCCAGCCTCCACTGCCTTCGACGAAGTAATAATAATTTTTCCTAAAACACAAGACGTATCTGAATTACAAGGAACTAATCAAGAAGGAAATAACATAGGATTAGAACTTCGTGCCGAAGACGGCACTATTAGTACTATTAAGGTAAACCCTGAAGACGGTACACGATATGATGCTTCAGGGCTAAGTTCGCAAGCGCCGGGAGTTAGCCCCGAAGTAGCAAAAATAAATCCTAACTCCGCAGAATCATTCGTACCAAAAGTAAGTAGAAAATTTTCTGCAGCCAACTTAATACAAGACAGTGATGATTTAAACGCTATTGGTAAAAGTGTTTTACAGTTCGATTCTACTATGTCTGCAGAAAGTGGATCTAACAATCAAAATGATATTCAACTAGATCCAGCAAATCCTATATCTAGAAAGAGAGTTACCTACGATAAAAGCAAAAGACAGTTTACATATAGTCAAGGTACTAGTATTGTTAATGCTATTTCCAGCATACTGCTACATAGCAAATATTGCAGAGCAGGATTAGACGCACAAAAAGTAGACCCAAAGGGAATGATATCTTGGTTTAGAATAGAATCAGAAGTGCATTTTCAACAACCTAAAGAAGGCAACATTGGAGATAACACCGTACCTAAATTGTTAGTTTTTAAAGTTGTTCCTTACTTTGTACACAGTGAAAGAAATACTGCGAACCAAGCGGCTCCTGCTGGACTTGCTGAATTGTCAACAGAAGTTGCCAAGGTATATGACTATCTTTACACAGGAAAAAACACAGAAGTTTTAGGTTTTAATATTGAATTCCCACAAGCAATGTTTAACTCTGTGGCCAAAGGTTCCAACTTAGATGATGCGGCATTAACAGACAACGGCAGAAACGCTGCCACACCTGATTCGCCCACAGCCAAAATTGCCGCGGATAATAGTTCTTACTGGGGCGAAAGCAATGGTCCAAAAATGACATCTAATCCGCCAACACCTGAAAGTAATAACAATGGTGGCACTAACTATGCAGATCAAAGAACACGGGTTGCCGAAGCCTTCCAACGAGCATTGAATGACAGTGAAACAGATCTAGTAAATATTCCTAATTTTACAATAATGGGCGACCCGTATTTCCTTGCCGATAGTGGCTTGGGTAATTTTAGCAATACCGGATCGGGGTCATTTAATGTCACAAAAGATCTGGCCATGGATTATCAAAGCGGAGAAGTAGACATAGCAATTACTTTTAGAACACCAATAGACTACAATAGTTCTACAGGGTTGATGGATTTTGGAGATACACAAATAGTTAGACATTTTAGTGGCCTGTATAGAGTCCTTGAAGCAAGACATCGATTTCAAAACGGCAAATTTACTCAAGAGTTATCATTACAACGCCGACGTAATCAAACTGCTGAAAGCACAAATAAACCTGTGCCAGTAACTGGACAAACACCTGGCGATTTTGTAGTAGATAATACCGCAGGTGTAGCATTTTCAGGTGCCGCACAAAACGATGCTAATGATCGTACTCCTGCAATTGAAGGACCCGCCGCTGGTTCACCACCTGGAGACAGCGCACCTAATCAGCGAGTAGCAGCCTTTAATAGATCTGATCTAGCCAACGATAGCGGAGATTCGGGATCAGCAACTGCCAATCCAACTGCGCCAGGGTCGATTGTAAAATCATTAGTCGACGGCCTTGGAATAATAAGAAATAAAGTAGTGTCTACATTGTTTAAACCTACAAATAGTAAAAATGAAACTCAAAATACAAGCGAATTTAACAACCAATGAATATACATACATTTTTAAACATCAAGGATCACTATGACTACACCTGAAAGATCATCCGAAGGAAGACATAAATTCAAGGGTGGCCCGTATCTTGCAAGAGTGGTAAGTAACGCGGATCCTAAGTACATGGGAACACTCTATGTACAATTACTACGACGAGAAGTGGGTAACACTTATAATCGTGAAGGTCAAACAATACCTGTAAGATATCTAAGTCCCTTCTATGGGGTTACAAATGCAGACAGCACTGATAAAAATAACAATTTTAACGGAACACAAAAAAGTTACGGGTTCTGGGCAGTACCGCCAGACGTAGGATGTACAGTACTGTGTGTGTTTATAGAAGGCGACATTAAGCAAGGATTCTGGATAGGGTGTGTGCAGGACGAATTTATGAACTTCATGGTTCCTGGATTAGCCGCAACAGAAATTCATAATGATCCAGGTGGCAAGGGTAAAAAAGTAGTTGCAGAGTGGAATAAAAAAACAAACGATACTGTACAGTCAGACACAACACTAATTAAAAAACCAGTACATCCTTTTAACTCGGTGTTAGGACAGCAAGGTTTAGCCACAGACGAAACTAGAGGACTTACTACATCTAGTGCTCGACGAGACTTGCCCAGTATGGTGTTTGGCATTTCTACACCTGGACCAGTTGATCGACGCGGCGGCGCAAAAACAGGATCTATCGGTCATTATGAAAGCAAAGTGTCGGGCGCATTTGTAAGCAGATTAGGCGGATCCACGTTTGTCATGGATGACGGCGATCCAACATTGTTGCGTAAAACTCCAGCCAGTGAAGGCCCACCAGAATATGTTAATGTTGAACTTTCAAAAGACGGAGATCCAACATTACCTCACAACGAGTTAGTAAGGATTCGTACTAGAACAGGACATCAAATTCTACTACACAACACTGAGGATTTAATTTACATTGGTAATGCCAAAGGTACTACATGGATAGAATTGACAAGTAACGGTAAGTTAGATATCTATGCCGCTGACAGTGTCAGCATCCACACTAAAAACGATTTGAATATCACAGCCGACAGAGACATTAACATGAGTGCTGGCGGCAAAGTCAATATATTATCTGGCGATAAAATGCATTTAGATAGTGGCGCAGACATGGAAGTTGTCAGCGCCGCTGACACTAAAATAACTACCAGCGGTACTACACATATAAACAGCGGTGGTAATCATTTAGAAACAGCCAGTCAGATTCATATGAACGGCCCAGACGCAGCCACGGCTGGTTCAGGAAATAAACCAGGCAGAGTTCCACAAGCAGAACCTTGGAGCGGCCACGAAAACTTAAATCCCAAAGGACATACTCCTGATGCCAAGCCTACAGATGGCAAGTTGTCAGCAACACTTGACACATTTAAGAAAATTGGAAAATAAATACTGCTATGAATATCGAAAAAAATCTCGTTTCTAGAATCAATGTACCGTCCTCAAAAAGCACCACCATTGTGGGCAGTCGTACCTATAGGGGAATCAGCACAGTTGCAGACTCGGGTACGTTTCCCTTATATGATATTTCATTAATAAAACAAGATATTACTAATCATTTTCATATTCGAAAAGGTGAAAAATTAGAAAATCCAAATTTCGGAACAATTATTTGGGATGTTTTATTTGAACCATTGACTGAAGAAATAAAAGAGTTAATCATTGATGATGTAACTGCTGTTATTAACTACGATCCCCGTGTTCGAGTGGTGGATATCACAGTAAGTGAATATGAAAGCGGCCTACAAATAGAATGCGATTTAACTTACTTGCCCTATAACATATCAGAAAGTCTGCGTTTTAGATTCGACGAAGCCAATAGTATTCTATAAATTAACTACCCACATTTTCTTACACGATAAATAACATGTGAGGGCCATATATGGGTAGCATAGATAGACAAAATCGATTAATTGCCGCGGAAGACTGGACAAAAATTTACCAGAGTTTCCGTAATGCAGACTTTCAAAGTTACGACTTTGACAACTTACGCCGTACGATGATTGCGTACCTGCGTGAAAATTATCCTGAAGATTTCAACGATTATATTGAGTCAAGTGAGTACTTGGCTCTTATTGACCTTATTGCATTTTTAGGTCAAAACCTGGCATTTAGATTTGACTTAAATGCTCGAGATAACTTCCTTGAACTAGCAGAACGCAGAGAAAGTGTGCTACGTCTAGCACGTCTGCTATCCTATAATCCTAAAAGAAATATTCCAGCCAACGGCTTATTAAAGTTTTCTGCTGTAAGTACCACCGAAGAAATTATTGATAGTAACGGTAGAAACTTATCAGGGCAAACTGTTCTGTGGAATGATCCTAGTAACAGTAATTGGTATGAACAATTCATTAAGATTATTAATTCGTCAATGAACGAAATAATACAATTTGGTCGTCCTCAAGACAAAAAAGTTATTGGCGGCGTAGCAACAGAACAATACAGAATTAATGGGTTAAACACAGAAGTTCCTGTATACAGTTTTACTAAAAACATTGATGGTCGAACCATGGACTTTGATATTGTTTCTACAGTATTTAAAGATTCTGATTCAATATACGAAGAACCCCCATTCCCCGGCAACAACTTGGCATTTTTGTACAGGGACGACGGCGGCGGACC